GCATCTGGTGGATTACAGTTAGGTAAAACAACTGAAGTGTCCAGAGATGAGATTAAATTCACAAAGTTTATTCAACGATTAAGAAAAAAATTCATTCATCTATTTTCTGATATGTTAAAAACTCAACTAATACTCAAAGGTATTGTGAGTGAAGACGATTGGTCAAGCGTACAAGATTATATTAAATATGATTTTATACAAGATGGATATTTTTCAGAAATGAAAGAACAAGAGATTCGACAGTCAAGGTTAGACCAGACTGAAAGAATATTCAATCAACAATTGATTGGTAAAATATTTTCTATGGATTATGTTCTCAAAAACGTTCTACGAATGACAGACTTACAAGTTGAACAACAAAGAGAACAGATCAAAAAAGAAATTGAAGATGGCCTTATCAAAGATCCATACAATGATGATGCCAATAATAATTATTAAGGAGTAAAAGTATGAGTGAACAAGTAAACAAGATGATTGATGCTTTAGACCAAGACGATCATATCGAAGCAGAAGCAAAATTTAAATCAGCATTAGTTGATAAAGTAGGTGCTGTGTTAGACGATAGAAGAAAAGACCTTGCGAAGACTTTCGTAAGAGCAAATGAAACTGAAACACCAGTAGGAGAGGCAGAACAAGATGTCGATAGCGTTCAGTCAACTGAACAACCAGATACTGGAGCGTAAAGACGATTATAAGAAAGTAAAATCTTATAAACGTTTAACACCACGTCTAAAGAAAGAAGTAGATAAAGTCATGGACTTTGCTACGAATCGTAGAGGTGATGTTGATGTTCCTAAGTTAATGTCTGTGATTGATAAGTCTCCTGCGAGAAGACAGTTAGAAAAAATTATAGATGACATATTGTCACAATAGGAGAGAAGAATGAAACTAAAACTATTAGGATCAAGTGTTGCTAATGCGAGTGCAAACAACATTGGTAATGCCACATTAGTGCGTGTTCATGCTACATCAGCAGCGACATTAACACTAAGACTTGTCAGTGGAGGTGATATCGTAGGAACTGTGTATATTGGTGCGGGTGAAACTGTATTGATAGAGAAGAATCCAACGGAAGAGATCACTTGTGCTACATCACATAGTACAGCAGTTGCATTTAACGCTTAGTTAGTTGCGTAGCATAGTTAGTTTTAAGCACATAAAGCTTATAAATAATAAGTGAGAATAAAACAATGATGAAACTTATCACAGAGGAAGTTAGTTCCGCAGAATACATCGTAGAAGAAGCGGATAACGGCAAAAAAAATTACAAGATACGAGGCATCTTCATGCAGGCAGATATGAAGAATCGCAACGGTCGTGTCTACCCAATGGAAACATTGGCAAAAGAAGTCAATCGTTATAATAAAGAGTTCGTAGAAGCAAAACGTGCTTTTGGCGAACTAGGTCATCCTGACGGACCTACTGTCAACTTAGAACGTGTATCGCACATGATTACTAGTCTTACACCAGAAGGCAAGAACTTTATCGGTGAAGCAAAAATTATGGACACCCCTTATGGAAAAATAGTGAAGAATTTAATAGACGAGGGTGCAAAATTAGGAGTTTCTTCCAGAGGCATGGGGTCGCTGGAGAATAAAGGCGGAAGTAATATGGTAGGAAAAGATTTCTATCTTGCTACTGCTGCCGACATTGTAGCGGACCCATCTGCTCCAGACGCCTTCGTGCAAGGTATCATGGAAGGTAAAGAGTGGGTATGGGACAATGGTGTAATACGAGAAGTCGATATACACGAAATGAGAAATACAATTGCGAGAGCTAAGAGAATTGAACTAGCAGAAAAACAAGTTTCTGTATTCAAGTCTTTTATATCAAAACTGTAGATTTTATAAATATTATATTATTAATTCGAATTAATAAGGAGAGAGTTAAATGTCAGAAGTAGAAAAAAACTTAGACGAATTAGAAGCAATAGCAACGAAAGAAGTTGCTGAAGCTGCTGATGCGCCTAAAGCTAAGGCAGTTGCTCCAGAACCTTCTAAAGCTATGGATAAAGAAGTAGATGACACAGGAGATGCAGTTGTATCACCTGATGCTAAGAAAAAAGACTACGCTAAATCTATCGCACAGACGAAGGATGCTGTAAACAAATCAGCTCAAAAAGGTGATTCTGCTCCTGTTTCTCAAGGTTCTTCTAAAGTAAAAGAACCATTAGCCGCTGGCGACCATGTTGACCATGAAGGCGAGAAGCTCGCAGAAAAACAAGAAGCTGAAACTGCTAAAAAAATAGAGATTAACGTCAAAGAAGATGTTGAAGCTCTTATGAATGGCGAAGACAATCTTTCAGAGGAGTTCAAAGTAAAAGCTGCTACTATCTTCGAAGCTGCAATTAAATCAAAAGTTGCTGGCGAAATCGATAGATTAGAAGAAGAATATGCTACGAACTTACAAGAAGCTAAAGAAACTGCTAAATCTGAATTAACAGAGAAAGTAGATTCTTACCTTAACTACGTTGTTGAGGAGTGGATGAAAGAAAATGAACTAGCCATTGAAAAGGGTGTTAAAGGTGAGATTGCTGAAGACTTTATTACAGGTCTAAAACAACTTTTTGAAGATCACTACATTGATATTCCAGATGAGAAGTACAACGTACTAGATGCTCAGGCAACTGAAATCGAAGAACTCAAAGGAAAATTAAATGAAGAAACTAAAAAAGTTATTGACCTAAGTAAAGAAGTTGGTGAGAACACTAAATCATCTATCTTTGAATCCATCACAGATTCACTCGCTGATTCTGAGAAGGAGAAGTTCAAGGGTTTGGTAGAAAGTGTCGATTATGAAGACGCTGATTCTTACAAACAAAAGTTAGAAACTATTAAAGAATCTTACTTTGTTAAAGAAAAAGCAACTAATAACGTTACTGAAACTAATGACGCCGAGGGCGGTGCTATTGATATGTCTGGACCTATGTCCGCATATATGACTGCTATCTCAAGGACAAAAAACAAAAAACTATACTAAAATGTGGTTTTTAATAAATATTATAACGAAAGAAAATAAATAGGAGAGACAAATGTTTTTATCTGAAACATTACAGGAAAAGTGGCAACCAGTTCTTGAGCATGCCGATCTTCCAGAGATCAAAGACGCTTACAAAAGAGCTGTGACAACCGTTATCCTCGAAAACCAAGAAAAGGCACTTAAAGAAGATCGTGCATTTCTTGGAGAAGCTGCACCAACTAACCAAACTGGTGAAGCTATTGCGAATTGGGATCCAATTCTAATTTCTCTTGTTAGACGTTCTATGCCTAATTTGATTGCATATGACATCTGTGGCGTTCAGCCAATGACTGGTCCAACCGGTCTTATCTTCGCAATGAAGAGCAGATATGCATCAAACTCAGGTACAGAAGCATTGTTTAACGAGGCAGACTCAGACTTTTCATCAAGGAATGCTACAAGTTCAGCAGTATCAGGTGCGTCAGCAGCTGTTCAAGCTGGTACTAACCCAGCAGTTCTAAATGATGGTTCACCAGGAACATTCACAACAGGTTCTGGTATGACAACAGCATACACAGAAGCTCTTGGAGATGCATCTGGCAACTCTTTCGCAGAAATGGCTTTCTCAATTGAGAAGACAACTGTGACTGCTAAGTCAAGAGCTCTAAAAGCAGAATACACAATGGAATTAGCACAAGACTTAAAAGCTATCCATGGTTTAGATGCAGAAACAGAATTATCAAATATTCTATCTGCTGAGATTCTTGCTGAAATCAACAGAGAAGTTGTAAGAACAATTTACATTAAGGCAAAACAAGGTGCTCAAGTAAATACAACTACAGCTGGTATCTTCGACCTAGATACAGATTCTAACGGTCGTTGGTCAGTTGAGAAGTTCAAAGGTCTTATGTTCCAACTCGAAAGAGATGCGAACTCTATTGCACAAGACACAAGAAGAGGAAAAGGTAATGTAATTATCTGTTCTTCCGATGTTGCTTCTGCTTTACAGATGGCTGGCGTACTTGATTACACACCTGCTTTAAACAACAATCTAAACGTTGACGACACAGGCAATACATTTGCTGGTGTTCTTAACGGTAGATACAAAGTGTATATTGATCCATACTCAGCTAATCAGGCTGCTAAGCAATTCTACACTATCGGTTACAAAGGTACTTCACCTTATGATGCTGGTATGTTCTATTGCCCATATGTTCCATTACAAATGGTACGTGCAGTTGGAGAGAACTCTTTCCAACCTAAGATTGGCTTTAAGACAAGATATGGTCTAGTAAGAAATCCTTTTGCTGAGGCATCTGCTCAAAACAGTGGTGCTGATACAACTGGTTCTGCTAACGCTAACGTATACTACAGAAAAGTACAAGTTGCTAACATTATGTAAGCACTTGTGTTTGATTGTTGGTAATTAATTTACCACAACCACACCAAGAGGGGTCCTTCGGGACCCCTTTTTTTTAGCGTATAAATAATAGTATGACTGAATTAAACACAACAATTCGACAACCATCGGGAAACGAATTAGATTTCGCAGCTCCAACACAGTTTCGATTTCTTATTCAGAAATTACCAGAAGTACAATTTTCAGCACAGTCAGTTAATATACCAGGTGTATCAGTTGATTCATTGATACAAGGAACAGCACTTAGTCCTGTTTCACTTGCTGGTTCTGATCTATCATATGAAGATTTAACTGTATCATTTCTCATAGACGAACAGTATAGAAATTACAGAGAGATATATGACTGGTTAAAAGGTTTAGGGTTTCCACAAGATCATACACAGTTTCAAAACTTAGTATCTGAAGGTTCAGATAGTATGCCATTATCATATAATCGTGGTATACAAAAAGAACCAGGTAAAACAAAACCCGCAACACCTGATGCTGGAATATATTCTGATGCGACATTAACACTATTAACATCAAAGAATAATCCAACATTAGAACTACGATTTAGAGATGTCTTTCCTAAATCATTAAGTAGTGTTTCATTGACAACACAAGACACCGAAGTCGCATATCTAGTAGCAGATGTGACTTTTGGTTATAAGTATTACGACTTCGCTACATTTTAACTTGACAAAATAATATTTTTGTGATATAATATAGTATGGATTTAGAACAATTACAACAAGAAGCAACCAAAGATTTAAGAATAGATGATACCGAACTCGATATGGAATCGATTCGTACCCCTATCATTCATAACAAATATCTTAAATATCTTTCTAAATTTTCACTACTTCTAAAGAGAGCGGAAGACGATTACGATGTTCTTGCAAAAGACAAATGGGAATACTATACAGGTAAATCAGATGAATCTGTGTATAGAGAAAAACCATTTGATATTAAAGTCTTAAGGCAAGATGTCGATAAGTATATCAAATCAGATAGTGAGTTAATTAAACTATCACAAAAAATAATGTATTTGAGAACAGTCATAAATTATATTGAAGGTATTATACGAAATATAAACAATAGAACATTTAATATAAAGAACGCAATCGAATGGAAGAAATTCACTCAAGGATCAATATAGAGAAAGTTGATGAAGTTTACATCAAAGTAAGATGTGAGCCTCATGTAGCTGCTGAACTCTCGGAGTTCTTTACGTTCGAGGTACCAGGAGCGAAGTTCTCACCAGCATTTCGTAATCGTGTATGGGACGGAAAAATTCGTCTATACGATAAACGTAATGGTAAACTCTATGGTGGATTATTGGCATATGTCAGAGAGTTTGCAAAACAAAACGATTTAGAAGTTGTTCAAGCACCAGATGTTTATTCTTCAACAAAGATCGATATCAAAGATGTCGAAGGGTTCTGTAAATCTCTCAAACCACAATCACAAGGTAAGAGTATAGAAGTCAGAGATTATCAAATACAAGCAATCTTTCAATCACTTAAACGACACAAATTATTATTACTATCACCAACCGCATCTGGTAAA